AGGAGATGAACCAGGGACAATTGAATGTTCGTTCTTCAGGAGCGAAGCCAATTGTTGCTGGATCCGAAATGGGTTTTTCCCAGTTCATTACTACCGACTCAGTCACGTACCAAGCTAGAACCAATGCTGGTGACTGTATGAGTATTTATGCGCTGGACAATGTCCACTCGAAGAACAAGCTCGTAGGCTTCCATGTCGCAACCATAAGCAGCTCTCGTGCTGTTTGTAACATTGTGACTCAGGAAAGCCTCGACCGCTTTGTTACGCCCTACCACCTCGAGAACCCCAACCAGGCCTTGGTCCAAGGCGAACTCCTTGACCTTGACTCTGGTGAGACTCTTCCGACTCAACCCATGATGTCGCGTCCGCGATACATGCCGAGTTCTGGAATTGTCCCCTATGGAGTTCTTGACCCCTCCGCAAAGAAGTTTGCGAACTTCCCTCCCTCAAAGAGTAAGCTTAGCAGGACTAAGTTATTCCCAGAGACAGTTCCCAAACGTTTCCCTGCCCGCCTCGCACCGCACGACGGTATCGACCCTTATGATAACGCCATGCTCAAGTCCTCAACGCTTGACTTTCACAAGACAAATGAGTTCACACCCATTGTCGACCGCGCGCTTACTAAGCGCTTTGTGACCCTTGCCAAGCAGAGCTCCCTTCCTGGGAAGCTCGCATTGCGTGACTGTGTTAACTATCACATCAATGCTGAGGCGACCCAACCCATGCGTGCCAACACTGGTGCTGGATTCTCCCTTAACAAGGATCCCCAGCCTGGTAAACGTGCCCTCATGGTTCTGACCGAAGACTCCACCTACGCTCCGACCCCTAAGTTGGAGCGTGCGTGCGATCTCGTCCTGTCCTCGCTCGATGCCGGAGTGATCCCTATCATTCCCGACTTGAGTTGCAAGAAGGACGAGGTCCGTGTGAAAGAGAAGGTTGATGCCCCCCGTGAGTTCAAAGCTTACTCGGCCATCCTCCTTATTCTTTGGCGGATGTTCTTCAATGGTTTCTGCGAGATTTTCCTGAACAACCCGACTGTGTTTAACCACGCCGTCGGTCAGGATCTCAATGGACCATTTGGAACTGCCCTGTATTACCGCTTCAACAAGGTTGGTATTTTATCGTACGACCTTAAGAACAATGATAATACCCAATGGTCTAGTCGCCGTC